ATATTCAAATTGGTGGTATAAATTGTAAACCAGAAGATTTTAGAAAATGTCTTGCAGACCAAGCTGGTATAGATGAAGAGCCAGATCCTAAACCAGATACGGAGTGGAGAGAAAAATTACAAGAGCATTTAGAAAAGAATATACAAATAGATGCTGATTCTAACGCTGTTAATTTAAGGGGGAAAGATGGAAATGATGTTCATGAACTTGGAGAGGATACTTGGAGAAGTGCTGGTGATTCTAAAAAGATAGCTGGTGGTATTGGTGATGATATGATAGAATGTATTAAAAAGAGTGTTAGTGAACGAAAGGCTATCCAGAGGAAACCTAAATAATGATCAAACTAAAAGACTTACTAATGGAAGATTGGATTGATGATAAGTGGTATCCTGCCCATACGAGAAAAACATTAGATTGGGTTCTTAATCAAAAAACTATTCCCATTTATCCAAAGTCAATGGAAAGAATAATTGGTAAAATACCAATAACTTCTTTTCATGTAACAACTCTCCATCATTTAGATAATGTAAAAAGTTTACTTGGTAGTAAAAAATCTATGTCAACTTTTACTCGCGCCGGTAAAGATTCTCAATTGGCTAAAGGAAAAGGTATCCAAACCGAAGGTGGAGTTATATTTTGGTTAGAAGGAACTTTATTGGCAAGAAAATATATGGATATGCAAAGTGAACCCGATAAAACTGGTCGTAGATGGATATCTTCAACAATAGTTTTTGATGATCCTATGCTGGTAAAATCAGCCGCTAAAAGAAAGAAGATACCTGACCGTGAAGCGTGGAGAGATTTTGAATGGGAAACAAAAGATAAAATGCAGGAAAAATTTGGTGGTGGTGCAGATAATATCAAAGAATATGAAAAGGAAGTTAAAGAAATATTAAATAAAAGAGCATCTGAAGTAATTGCTGACTATATTGACTTGACAAATAAGTTGTTGAAAAAACATAAAAAGTTAGTAAAGAAAAATCTTTCAACACCAGGCAAGAAAGGTTCTGTTTGGTGGAACGAAATTTTGATATATGGTGCAAAGATTAAAGAAATATTTGTAATGAGTAGAGTTGCTAAGGATTTGGATTGGAGTGTCACAGAAAGAGGTAAACTTGAAAAACTTGCCTCACTAGCGACTGGTAATGACCCAATCACCGTTGGAACTCCTACAAAATATCGTAAGTGGTATACAGATAGGAAAGGAGTTTTTGATGATGTTTAGGGAGTGGAATAAAATATAATGAGAACACAATTACTATGTACATTTACTAATATAAACGATTTAAATGAAATAATTGATATTATTATTTCGTGCAATACTATAATGTATGATAAAATATATGTATTTCAGAACGAAGAGGATAAAAATCAATTAGTATGTACTTATAATGTAGAATATGATGATGATTTTATGGAAGGTATTCCAGATACAATTTCACTACATAGAAAGAAACAAACCAATACACTTTATACAATCAATGCATTGAATGATATTATACGAGAATTAAATAATGGGGTTTTAGATAAAACGTATATTGTACCTTGGGAGAATTATAGAAATTCAATTTTATTAAATAATGAAAAGGGTTTAGTGAGAATAAAAACAAAAATTTATAAGATAGTGAATATTACAGAGTGGGGAACAACAGAATAGGTTATAGGAATTTTGACGGATTTATTTTATCCTGATTACATACAACATCAGAACTTAGTTAAGGAACACGAAGATTTGGGAAAAATCTATGCTCAACCGATGGCAATTTGGTTGGGTAGAGATAGATACCATAAATTGAAACGTGTGCCTTCAAGAATTCAACGGTTGTTAAAAAGAGCAAAAAATAAAACAGTTGTATTTGTAATCTATTCTATTCCGAATAGAGATATTAGTGGAAGACATTCTATGGGTGGAGAAGAAGATGAAGAGTCTTATTTAAAATTTATAAATGAGGTTATTGAAGGGATTGGTAATCATTCACCAATAATAATATACGAACCAGATGCTTTATGTGATGGTGTTAAATTAACTAAAAAGAAATCACAACAACGAATAAAGTTGATGCAAACTTCACTTAAATTATTGACTAACACAAATGCTAAAATTTATATAGATAGTGGACATCCAAACTGGTTGAAAGTAAGTGAAGTATGTTCGTTACTAAAAAGGTTTAAAAAAATACCATATGAGGGATTTATATTGAATTGTTGTAACTTCGTAGATACTGATTCGTGTGTAGAATATGGTACGGAGATAAGTAAATACATTGGTAAGAATTTTGTTATAGATACATCAAGAAATGGGTTAGGATATACTGGAAATATATACAATCCAACAAATATAGCAATAGGTGAGTATCCCACATTGGATACAAAAATTAAAAATTGTGATGGTTTCTTATGGATGAAACCATTAGGAGAGTCGGATGGTAAGGTTAATGGTACGCCTAAGGCAGGCCGATTCAGTTTAAAATATGCTTTAAAAATCATTGAAAATAGTAAAAAAATAAATGTATTTAAGTAATATATATGATATTTATATGTGAATATGGTTACTTCGTTATTACGAATTACCATTGATAAATACAAAATAATAAATAAAACATACATATAGGAGATTAACAAATGGACTTAGATAAAGTCAAGCGACGTTTAAATCAGTTACAAACATCAACACAAAGAACTTCAAATCTTTGGAAACCACAACCAGGAACACAACAAATTAGATTAGTACCTTATAAATTCAATAAGGATAATCCGTTCATTGAATTGTTTTTCCATTATGATCTAGGAGGCAAATCCCATTTATCCCCAATTAGTTTTGGTCGTCCCGACCCCGTTGAGGAGTTCGCACAGAAATTAAAGGCATCAGGTAATCGTGATGATTATCGACTTGGTAAAAAACTCGAAGCAAAAATGAGAACTTTTGCACCAGTGATTGTTCGTGGTGAAGAATCACAAGGTACAAAGTTTTGGGGCTTCGGTAAAACAGTTTATCAAGAAATACTCTCTGTCATCTCAGACCCAGATTACGGTGATATTACAGACCCAGTAAGTGGTCGTGATATTACAGTTGAATTTAAGACTGCAGAAGAAACAGGAGCATCATTCCCATCTACCGCAATCCGCGTTAAACCAATACAGACACCAATAAGTGAAGATAAGAATATTCTTGAAAAGGTAGCAGATACCCAGAAGGATATTACTGAAATTTATCAGGAAAAGACTTATGATGAACTTACGGAAATTCTGAATAATTGGTTAGAAGGACGAGAAGATGATCCAGCAGAAAACACTACAAAGTCAGTAACTACGGCACAGTCTGTAGAATCTGCTAAGAGTGTAGAGAATGTTTCAGAGGCCTTTAACGAACTTTTTGATAAGTAAAACTAATTGGAGAAAATATGTCAGTTAGAGACGAATTGGCAAATGTATTAGCCGATAGTTTAAACAAACAATTCAAGGATATGAAAGTAGCATATTTCTTGGACGGGTCTGATACAACACCCACAGATATTAAAGAATTTATATCAACAGGTTCGACTATGTTGGACTTGGCAATTGCTAATAAACCAAATGGTGGTATTGCGGTAGGCCGTATTACTGAAATTAATGGTTTAGAATCAAGTGGTAAATCTTTAATCGGAGCACACATACTTGCAGAAACCCAAAAGAAAGGCGGAGTCGCTGTTTATATAGATACAGAGAATGCCGTTAGTGAGGAGTTTTTGAAAGTATTAGGAATAGATACATCACAGTTACTTTACTTACAATTACAAACTGTAGAAGAAATTTTCCAGGCAATCGAGGAGATTGTTCTTAAGGTGAGAGAGGCTGAAAAGGATAGACTGGTTACAATATTAGTTGATAGTTTGGCTGCTGCTTCCACACAAGTAGAGATAGACGCAGATTTCGAGAAAGACGGTTGGGCAACTTCCAAAGCGATTATTATATCAAAAGCTATGAGAAAGATTACCCAGATGATTGGTCGTCAAAGAATAGCACTTGTCTTTACAAATCAACTACGAGCGAAACTTGGAGTAATGTTCGGAGATCCTTGGACAACTTCAGGTGGGAAAGCTCTTCCTTTTCACGCTTCTACTCGAATTCGATTAAAGAATAAAGGTAGAATAACAGACACCAAGAAAAATGTATTGGGAATGACAATACTGGCACAAGTTGTTAAGAATAGACTTGGGCCACCTTTAAGACACGCCGAATTTCCACTATATTTTGAAAGTGGAATTGATGATGTGGGTTCTTGGTTAGAAGTAATGAAAAAACATAAGTTGGTAAAGTCTGCAGGAGCTTGGTATACATATACCGATGTTGCAGGTGAAGAATATAAATTTCAATCTAAAGATTTTCTTAAAATATTAGAAGAAAACTCTTTGAAGGATGAGGTTTATGATAGAATTTGTGATAAAGTAATTCTTAAGTATGATATAAAAGATATGGATGAATCTGAACTCGTGAAAGAAGTAGAGGGAGAT